TATCGTCACCGACAACAAGCAGGCTCTGCCCATCGACCGCCACCTGCATGAGGCCATTGCAGCGCAACTCGCTGACGCAGGCATTGTTCCACGTGAAACATCGTAGGCTTCAAATGGATAACCCCTGCATCAAGACTGGCGTCGCACTAACTCCTCTTCAGTACCAATGTCGTGGACTACGCCTCACGGCGAACTAAAGGAGCAACAATGGACCAACTAATCACCTCATCGACAGTGTGGCGTGCTGTCGATCAAATCGCCGCAGAGGCCCGTGCACGGACTTTGTCGGACGACCCTTCCAACTACCTCAACCGGCGAGAGTATGGCTTCGTCCTCGACTCCAAGAGCGGCGCCATCCTGTCCCGCGTACAGGGCGACACGAAGACGGTTAATTTCGAATGCGCTGCTCACCTCATCCCCGGCAACGTAGTCGTCCACTCGCACCCGAACGCCACCCCCCTGTCGCCGGAAGACATCACCATCGCCACAGGCAACGGCGACAACATTGGCGAATCCATCGTCTTCGCTGTCTCCATCGACGGTTCCCTCTTCTGGTCCGGTGGATGGAACAAGAAAAAGCTGCGTGGCCCCAGCGATGTCGCTTCCCTCTGGGAGAACATAGTCGCAAAGTGGGGCAAAGCCCTCGCCGATAGGCTGTATTCCCCCTCCGACATCCGCATGGCGCGGATTGATCCCTCCTTCCAACCCCTCTCCCCAGAAGGCATCACCCTGGACGACATCCTTGCCTTCTCCCTTCACCACTTCTGGAAAGACTTCGCCAAGCGCGACCTCCTGACCTACGGCTACCGCCTGACACCAGAGTTCGAGGAGAGGTATGAACTCGTCCGCAATGCCGCCTTTCGAGTAGGAGCACCTTTATGAAAGCCGGAAAAGCACACAATGCCGCCGCCTATCTCCTCGCCCATGGGAGTCCCTTCGAGCGCCATCTAGCAGAAGCGTGGTATGCGGGCGGGGAAGTTAATCGTCGAAGACTAGTGAATGCCTTCCCCGACCTTTTCCTGAGGGCACTTCCTTTGATAGGAGATATCTAATGGGCTGGCTGATTGGATTGTTTGCGTCTATCGGGTTCCTGTCGAGCCTGTATGTGATCGACCGGAATACCGACCCGCTACCGGCCTGGGCCGTGCTCCTGACTGTCTCGGTACTGGGGCTGGCTTGGATAGGCGTGGCAGGGCTGGCAATGGCCGCGCTGGAGGTGTTGTGAGGGAAGAAGGGGGTGATCCCCCCTCTTTTCGAGGTGAAAAATGAAATTTCTAAAATGCACCTTGCGCACAGTCAGTACAAGAGTACAAGAATACAAGTTTGGAGAAAAAGGCAGAAATCGCGAAAAAGAAAAAAGTAAGTAAGGGGGGATATTAAAAAAAAAAAATAAATAACCTACCTTCTACACTTTTTTTTCCTTTCCAAAATCTGTCGCAATTTGCTCAAACTTGTATTCTTGTATCCTCGTATCCAGCGTTGAACGCGTGCGCATGTTCGACAGCTAAAATCAATTACCAAAGTGCCTGAAGTACGTGCATAATACGAGTTCGCACCACGGAGACCCAAATTGACATCCCGAACCCCTCAACCACTGAACCGTTTCCCTGCCATCGACTTCGAAGTCCTGAACCGCGTGGCCGAAACCGGGCGCCTGGACATCACATTCCAGACCCCCAATATGGCAATGAACACGAAGTTCCGGCTCCTGCGTCTCATCAAGTCGCTCGAATTCTACAAACCCGCCGACCCCCTGACGCAAGTTGCCGTTCTCTTCACCATCAAAATCGATGCCAAGCGCGGCGCCATGACAATCCTACGCAAGGACCAATCGCCCGAACGTAATGCCATGCGCGCGGCCCTCGATGCTGCCCCCGGTGCTATCGCCTCCTCCGACATCAACGAAGCTGAAGACGCTGGCATGGACCTCGCTATCGAGCAGATGAAGCAGAACGGACAACTCATCCTCGTCAACGGCGAGTGGTGCCACAACCCGGACTGGGTGGCAGAATGATTACCCTTACCATAACCGAAGACGAAGCGGCGGCACTCATCACTGCTCTCTACCTGTCTGACGCCGTAGCAAAGTTCCGCCCTTACGCTGAGTTGCGTCAAACCTTCCTCTTGCAATCGCAGGATGTAGACTCAGTTAAAAGGCACCTGGAAAGTCTTCTCTAAGCATCACCCACCGTAGTCCCACCTATTAGTTAGGAGTAAGCATGACCACGAAGCAAAGCAAAGTAGCAATCGAATCCACCATCGAAGAGAATGGGGACATCTTCCACGCCCTCACCTTCTCGAACGGCGCGAAGTCCGTTGTCCATATCAAGCATGATTCGCCCTTGATCGGCAAGTTCGTCGAGCACGGCTCGAAGTCCAAGCTCCTCGCTGCCGCCAACTCGGCCAAGGATGTCGAGGACGCCACCCTCAAGGTCGCCGCCATCGCTACGGCCTTCAAGGAAGGCAAGTGGAGCCTCGTCAATGAGTCGACGGAACCGAAGGTTGGCATTCTGGCGCAAGCCCTCGCCGCGTTGAAGGGCTGCTCGCTTGAAGAAGCTCAGGCGTTCGTTGCTACGCAAGACCGCGCAGCGCAAGCCAAGCTGCGTGCTGCCCCCCTCGTTGCCGCGAAGATTGTGGAACTTAACAAGGGCGTTGCTGTCGAAGAAGAAGTAAGCGATGCCCTCTCTGGCTTCCTTGGAGTCTAACCTATGAACCTGTCCCTGGAACCCGATGAACTGCGCGCCGTCCTCAATGCCTGTGGCGTAGCTGTCACCGCGATTCAGGGACCGGCGCAAAACGCCCGACAACGCGACTTCCAACATGCGGTCGCAGACAACCTCGGCGCCTTCACCTCCGCTAGTCGGAAGTTGTCGGCCCTAGCTAAGAAAATGGAGCAAGGAATGGTAAGACCTTTGAGCGATAAGATTTACGTCCACGCTGCCCTCACGCCAGAAGCGCATCGTGCTCTGCACGAGACCCTCGCCCACCGCTTCAATGGCAAGGTGCCTACTGGTGCTATCGGCACTTACTTGTCGGAGTTGATCCTTAGCGATGCCGCAGAAGTTTGCGCGGATACTCTGGCCAAGGAGGACCTGTGAGCACCGACCGCAAAGACAAACTCCTCGCGGCCCTCAACGAAGCGCTCCTCGCTAACCACCTCGATGGCGTGGGCGTGGCAATCGTGGTGGCCGACGACGAAGGGTGCCGTACCATCATCGGCAAGCGCGGCAACGCCACCAACGCCCTGATGGACTCGGCCTTAGTCTGCCTCACCGGTTCGTGGTGGCAAGTAGCCTACGAGTCGAACGGGACCGTCGAGACCATTGAGGGAGAAGTCAAGCACTAACCGTCTAAGGGGAGGCGTCGGACTCAAAGTTTCCTTAGCACGTGTGTCAGGAGACCACCGTCCCGCTAACCTCCCCGCCTATCACACCCTCGGTAGCATGCGGCGTGACGACGCATGGCAGGGTTGCAAAGGGGAAGCCGATACCCTAGCCTCAAGCTGTCACGAGTTGAGAGGGCGAGCCGTGTCAACCACAGTCCCTGTAAAAGTCCGAGAGTTGGCGGAGATGCTCTAGCAGACAGTGAAGTCACCCCTAGTGGGTTTCAATAACGGCAATTAGGCTTCGGCCAGGATGCTAGGAGGGTGGAACGCCTACCTAGCGCCGTCATTCAAGCCCAGTAGTCTAACCAAGTAAGGAGTAGAGATGTCACCGAGTGAAGAGAAAGAAAGCGGCGCTTATCAAGCAATGGTCGCATTGGGGGACGCTGTCGCCCTCCTGTTGGCGTCGACCGTTCACGAGAAGAATGTGGGGGGTAAGGTTTCCGTCTCTGTAGAGGACCTCCAAGTCCTTGTCAAAGCCCTCGGCCAAGCCGCCAATGTCCTGTCTCGACTGGGTGGTGGTGGCCCTGCGGAAGATGAACTGGTCCGCCGCGTATTCGCCCCGAGGGCTGGAGAATGAGCCCCGAATCGCGCGCCACGATGGAACTGATCCGCCAGGAGTTAGCGCAACCTGACACAACCGAAGACCGCGCCCGTGACCTCTGCCGCCAAGCCGTAGATCTCGTTCGCCGTGACCGTGGCATCAAAGCCGCAGTGACGGAAGAGAAGAGACCTGCTAAGCGGGCGGCAAAGGTGGACGGGAATGCGATTTTGAACGGCTTTCTTGGAGATACAAAAGCATGACCATCCCAACCCCCAATCCTGACGCCACAACCCTGGACGAGCACTTTCAGGACTACGTCAATCTGTGCCGCTACTCCCTCACCAAGCGCGGTGACGACGCAACCAAACTCGACGATCTGAAGGTCCTCTCTGGCTTGCGGGATACCTTCTCCCTTGGCTTCTTCGCGGGCGCCAAGATGGTCGCTTCGGCGGGGCGTGACGAAGCTAAGCTGGCCGCAGTTGCTCTCAACCTGCTCGAAGAACTCGAAAAGATGGGCAACGGCGGGCGCCCCCTCGGAGCGAGCCTGCAATGAGTTATGTAGCCGGCCTTAAAGAAGACCGCTTTGAAGCTTTTGTAGAGCGAGTGCCTTTTTTAGAGTGTTGGGTGTGGATGGGGTATTTAGACAAACATGGCTATGGGTCTTTTCATTGGGAAGGCCGCAGCATAACCAAGCCTGCGTATCAAGCGGCTTGGTGGCTGTATAAAGGAAAGCCTCGGGGTGTTCTTAGGCATACTTGCGACAATCCGTGGTGTGTTAATCCCAGCCACTTACTAGAGGGTACGCAGCTAGACAACATTCAAGATATGCTTGACCGCAATCGCCAAGCTAGGGGGGAGCGCGCGGGCAGTAGTGTTTTGACCGAAGAGGAGGTGCGGGCAATTCGTAATTTGAGCGCACAGGGCGTGTCTGGCAAGGCTCTTGCAAAACAGTACGGTGTAAATGCGTCTTGCATATGCAAGATTGTGAAAGGTTATTCTTGGAAGCACTTATTATGAGCGGAAATCACAGTCCACTTTTTCCCCATGTTTTAGATGCGACTATCCTGTCGCAGTACCGTTGCCCCCGGAAGTTCCACCTCGCCACTGTCGAGCGCTATGGCCCGTCAGGCGGCAAGTCTATCCATCTAACCGCTGGAGGAGCCTATGCTAAAGGCCTGGAAGTGGCGCGGCTTGCGTATTGTCGTGGCGACGCGCCCGAACTTTGCCTCGAAGCTGGAATTGGTGCGCTTATCGCTGAGTATGGAGACGCCGACCCCGGAACATCGGCTAAAACGCTGGACCGTATGTGTGGCGCCTTGGAGTATTACTTCGATCAATACCCACTCGACACTGACCCCGCCCGCATTGCCGTTTTGGCTGGCGTCCCTGCGGTTGAATGGTCCTTCGCTCTTCCTCTTCCTTTCATTCACCCTGACACGGGCGCCCCGCTGCTCTACGCAGGACGCACCGACTGCATCATGAACTTCGCCGGAGGGCTCTATGCGGAGGACGATAAAACTACTTCTAGCCTTGGCGCTTCTTGGTCTAAGCAGTGGGACCTTCGTTCTCAGTTTATTGGTTACGCATGGGCCATGCGAGAGTTGGGCCTTATTCCTGCTGGCGTTATCGTGCGTGGTGTTAGCATTCTGAAGACCAAATACGAGACCGCCCAAGCCATTGTCAACGAACCGGCGTGGAAAATTGACCAGTGGGTCGAGCACCGCGATCACCTTGTAAAGAGGATGTTGGCCGACTATGCCGCAGGCTATTGGGAACCCGCACTCGACGAAACCTGCAACGAGTACGGCGGGTGCATGTTCAAACAAATTTGTGACGTGCCCCCTAAGCTGCGCCAGAATTGGTTGGACACGCAGTTCGAGGAGAATACTTGGTCGCCCTTGCATAACATCAAGGTCGTCTAAGTGAAAATCCTCCTCTTCCTCCCCCTTTGCCTGGGGGAACTAATCCTCGTCGACTTACTCTTACGTAAGTATGGCGCCCCTTTTATGCATCTATTGGCGGTCTGTAGTCTCTTCTACATAACCGCTTGTGCCATTTTCTAGGAGAAAATGATGGCTGATTTTTTGGATGAGTGCCGTGCAGCAATCGCGAATGTAACGGAACCGGCGCAGACGAAACAAGTGGCGAGTGATCCTGTCAAGTTCGTCCATATCCGCGAGCAAGAAGCGTGGATCGACATCGCAGGCGGCAGTGTCACCTACCACCCGGCCCCCAACGGCGGCCTTACCATCGCCTATTACCTGCTGCCTGAAGAGGGCCAACAGTGGCTAGTGCGTTTCGCCTTGGCGCAGTGCTCGCCCCGCGACAACTACAACAAGAAGGTCGGACGTGCCATCGCCCGTGGCCGCTTGTGCCGTTCCGCAGTTGAGAATTTTTATATCCCCGACCAACTCTCGGGCGCCGAAATCACCAACGCCGTAATCGCAGCGGCCCTCGCCTCCCTGGAGCAAGCATGAACCCTGAATACAAAGCCAAGTGGGTCGCCGCCCTTCGTAGCGGCAAGTATGCCCAGGGCCGCGCTACCCTTCAGCAAGAAAGCGGGGGTATGTGCTGCCTAGGCGTCCTCTGCGACATCGTTAAGGACGAGGTTGGCGGGGAGTGGAGTGACGACCGCCGAGGGGACGGGTTTGTAGACTTCCTTAGCGGGGACCTTAAGGTCGATAGAAACTATCCGCCTGTGGCTGTCTACAAGCTAGTTGGGCTGGAGGATGTTCGTGTTGGTCGGGATATCCCTGTCATTGCGCAGATGCGCCAGGACCCCCAGCCTACCCAGCACGGCCTGACTATCCTCAACGACTCCGGCAAGTACACCTTCGAGGACATCGCCAAGATCATCGAGGAGCAACTGTGATCCCCCTCAAACTCTTCCTCGCGGTCTTCTTCACCGCCATCGTCACCTTCATCTGGACGGAGTGTCACACCGCCTCCTCCTGCGACGATGACAACACCTCCATCACCCATATCGCGGGCAAGGACTACTTCTGCGCGGACTACAACTCCACCGTGGAAGTTTTTCGCCGGTTGAAGGCCAACCAAGCCAAAGGACCGCAAGCATGACCGACACTGTCGAAGTTCTAGAAGGCTTCAACACCATCCTGATGGGTGCTAGTGGCACGGGGAAAACCCACGCCATTGGGACCCTCGTGGACACGGGCCTTGAAGTCTTTTACATCCCTTTGGAATCAGGTACGGAATCTCTTATCGGCTATTACACCGATAAGGGTCAACCTGTGCCTGACAATCTCCACATCCACGCCCTCTCCCAACCCAAAGCCTCTTTCATGGACCTGTTCGACGCGGCGAAGCGCACCAACACGCTCCCCCACGACGCAGTCATGAAGATGGCCGACCCCAAGCGCTCCAAGTACGATGGCTACCTTCAACTCCTTACTTCCCTCAACGACTTCACAGATAACAGAACTGGTGAAAAATTTGGACCGGCTGACACCTGGGGAACAGATCGAGTGGTGGTCGTTGACGGTCTCACCGGACTTAATAATTTTGCGATGCAACTTGTCATCGGAGGAAGAGCGGAAAGAACTCAAACGGACTGGGGCGTTGCCCAATCATATGTTATGTCTCTCCTTCGAAAACTCACCGATGGTTGCCGATGCCATTTCGTACTTATCGCGCACGTTGAGAGGGAGACCGACTTGGTGTTGGGAGGGGTCAAGCTCACCGTCAGTACCCTCGGAAAAGCCATTGCCGGAACAATCCCCCCCTTATTCAGCGATGTAGTGCTGACGAAGAAGGATGTCGACAAGTTCTTTTGGTCAACCGCCGAGGCTAACGCCGATGTCAAGAACCGAAACTTGCCCTTGAAGGCGGGGCAGGCGCCCTCATTTGCTCCTCTCTACCAGAAGTGGTTGGAACGTAGCAAGGGCATGCAAAGTGTGGAGGTGGCAGATGAATAAGCAGAACTACTGCAAAAACGCTAACGACTCCATCAAGGAGGGGCCTTGCTCCTTTGGCGGGTACTGCTACTTCAACTGGTATCCGATGAATGCCCAGGCAACCGTTGAACTCGACGGGGAATTCAATCTCGAAGACCTTAAGCGGCTTGCCGACCTGTTGCAACACATTAAAGAGGAGTCACTGAAATGAACGCTGGTGAACTGCTGAAATGGCTCCAAGGGGCCATCGCTGCTGACGACTCGGTAGCTGATATGCCGGTTGTCT